TGGCAAACGATCATCGCTGAGCGATCTGCTCCTACGCGCATAATCGGCACGCCCCCCTCAGATCCGGTCATCGTGTCCGATAGCGCTGCGGTCGACACGCAGCAGGAGTATTTAGCTGGGCTTAACCGCACCGCGACTCGCTTCGGGTCTGTTCCGAATTCATACCGTGCCGGGGAAGGCCAGGCCTTTTCCGTCCCTGCGGACACCGGCATACTCCAAGAGCAAGCGGATATCGGGCGTCCGGCTGCGGAATTAGAAGCTACGAACATCGTGAGGGCTTTAGCAGCTGCCCTACCCAAAGCCGCCAATGAGCCTTTTACCTCTGGCGCAACGTGATACTACCGCGTGCACGTGAGCGCCTGATTTCTCTCTTCTCTACCACCCCCCTTATACAGGGGGAGATGTATTCCCCTCGCTTCAGCACACAATCTCAATGGTTGTCTGCCTACCGAGTCGCCCTTTATGGGTTGGCTCGAGAAAAAATAAGCGAATGGAATGTGTCTGCCGAATTGGGCGTGGTCGAGGATGAGCTTACACGCGAGGTGTCAACTGATTACCTGAATTTCTGTCTTTATTTACTGGAAGCATGCGAGTTTAACCAACTAGTCGCTGCCTTTAACTTGGATAGTAAACCTAGTAATCCGCTTTCCGCCTCGATCGCGTATGCCATCTTTGACCCGTACCCTTCGGACGCCGCAGATTATCTTCCGTTCAGGCTTTCAATGAAGGCCCTAGATGCCATACTCCCCACTCGCCTGCTTCATACTGAGGTAGACGTTCATACAGCTCGTGAACGCTTCAGTTTCAAGGATGCCGAACACTTGTCTACGCTATACCCCCCAGTGCCGGGGCGAGCCGGTGCTAAGACACATGCTACTATTATAGATATGCATAGAGCGATGAGTTCAGACCCGGAGTATCACGTGATGTTTGGGGCGTTACTCGAATATGGACATAATGACTGGGAAGCTTCTATAGCGTGTTCCCTGCTCGGACTACACCGTGCTAGTGCACAATCTTTCCGGATCGCCGCACTACTCCTTAACAATCGCGATTTCTTTAAATTAGATTTTATTCAGGCTGCCAAATACTTAAAGGAGCTACACACTCTATATAGAGTATACCGCGCTTGCCCTAGCTCAGGTGACTTCCTGAACACCGAGCAGCTTCGACATCTGTATGGATGTGACGTACTGTCGTGTCGTAATGAGAAGTTTAAGTATGAACCTGCCGAAGAAATCGTTATGCGGATGGCCGACCCGACCCTACATGAGTTTCTTCCAGCCGGACCGAACTCAAATCCACCCCCCACACGCTTTAAACAAGTCTTGCGTGAGTCAGTGCGGCACTCGTTGTATTCTGCAATCGGCTCGGAGCCTGTCCGGCTCGAAAGTTTGTCTGACTGGTACGCACGTAGAATGTATTGGGCGGCAGCAGGGTCGGCCCCCGGTGCCACGGTTAAGTGGGCCGCGGATGACCCATCGGAGAGGCTCAATAAACGGGGCGCACTCCTTATTATACCTGAGTCACACATATTGACAATTCTAGAGACTATTGGCACCCCTCAATTATTCTCGAAAGCATCCCCTAAGTTCGAGAATGGCAAGCTGCGGCCTATCTGGAATACTGCAGTCGAGCATTACATAATACAGGCTTACTTGCTAGACATGTTCGAGGATGCTTGCGCCTCAGACACCTGGAATTCAGCTTCAAATTCCGCGGCAGCAGAGCTTAAAGCTCGTATCTTACGGTTATCACTTCTAAGCGATAGTGAGTCAAAAGGTTTGATGTGGGATTTCTCTGATTTTAACATCAATCACTCCAGCCACGCACTCAGAGATCTGTTTTCGGAATTGGCGGCCCTGCTCCGGGATAGCGGGACTGTCAACTCTACTGCACCTGAGGGTTACCTTCAGACTTGTAAGGCGGACATCACTCGTGCGGCTAGTTGGATAATTCGCGCCAAGGAACACATGTTCTTGCTTGACCCATTGTCTGGTTTCGGTGCTGAAGTTGTTAGGTCACTACAATCGGGGGAGCGGGCAACGTCATTTACTAATACTTTCCTCAACCGGGCATACCGCTTAATGCACGATTACTATTGTACACACGTGTTCGGTCGTACCTTGTTATTGCGCCAGTCATGGCATCAAGGTGATGACGTTTTCTATATGGTCGCTTCCGTTGCAGATGGAGTGTTAGCCTGTCATATCTTCAATTTACTTGGTTTTGCAGGGCAAAATTATAAGATTACGTTGGATTACTGTTCTCGCGGTGAGTTCCTACGGTATTCATACGACTCTGAGAAACGTATCATAGCTGGGTACCCCCTCCGGACTTACGCAGGCCTTATCGGCGGTGAATTTTTCCGAGAAACTAGTATGGATCCGGGTGACAGGGCAATGGCGTTTTTAGACCAAGTAAGCGACGCTAACAGACGTGGCTGTTGCATACACCAGCGCTGGCTAGACATCCTAATAGCTAGGCACGCACAGATATCCTATACTAAGGCGAACGGTACTGTACGACGCGTTAACCCCAGCCTAGAGTTACTGCTGACGCCTGCCGTTTTTGGGGGTTATGGTACCAGTGCAGCGGCGCCAACGAAGTTCAATGCTCGCCCGGCATACGTACGCGAACTGCTCACGGTGGCGGAAGGGTCTGGTAAAAATCACGTTAGTTTCAACCCCCCTCTGGCGTTCGGGATCGCATCGGGTCAGGGCAAAACAACCTTAACTAAGAGTTTCCCTGACGTTTTCTGCGACCCCGATGACTACGTTGACGCGGCTATGGTGGCTAAGCACTGTGCAGCACAAAACTGGGAATACCTGAATCGCAGCCATCGCAGTCTCCCTTACCCTAGGTCGCAAGTTTTACTAACATGGGCGGCGGATACAGCACC